TACATCTTTAGGTATTTTTACTATAACTTTTAATCCCTTACCGCTAGGAGATATGAATACAGAAAATACAAACTTATTCTTAGTTAGCTTTTCTTTTTCTTGCAATAATTCTTTACTTGACTTGTAACCATCAAAATCTAAACAAATTAATCCACTATGTTCGGTAAGTGAGGCGTCATTCCTTTTTGTAAAGTTACCACTAAAACATATTGCAGGTAATTGTTTCTTTAAGTCGTTCCTTTCTTCTTTATTTTTCTTAGATCTAATTTTTTTTACTATTTCCTTAGAATTTCCTTTCTCTATTCTTTCTAAAACTAACCCAACATTTCTATAAAATGGTTGAGAGGTGTCTTTTATGTCTTTAAATATTGTAATCTCCATCTGCTGTGTTCTATTTCATTAAATTGTATTTGTGTAAAAGAAAAGGGAAGCTGATAAAACTCCCCCTTTCTGTAATAACCTCTCTAAACAAGTTTAAAAAGGGAGGTCATCCTTTTCTTCAACAGGAGGTGCTACCGCCTTTGTGGCTTCAGGTTTCCATGTGTCAACAGAAACAGAATGCGACTTACCGTATTGATCTTCTTCTTTTTTCTTTTGTACGTTAAGTTTTATATACTTCTTATTGTTGTACTCGTAAATATGCTCTACTGGTAAATCAGTCAAACACAAACTACAAGACACTAGGTTTCCATCAAACTTTGACTTACCTGATCCTACATAAATTTTTTCTTCCATTTTAGTGTAATTTAATTTCTTGCTCCAAAATTTCTAGTATGTCAGCCATAAGCCTATGCTTAGACTGTTCATCTTTACAAGTAGTTGGAACTTCTACTGTAAATACCTCTCTTTTCCATTTAAAAAAAGATAATAGTTTTTTAAAGTATTTCATAATTAATATGTTGATCTATATCGCTAGTACATCCTTCCTTAAAAAATTCATTATATATTCTTACTGCTTCTTTTACCTTTGCTTCCCCTCTCTTAAGAAACTCCTCTCCAGGTGTAAACACTGAAAGCTGATGTGTTGTCTTGTCTATTACATAAAACTCTAAAGGCTTTCCAAACAGCTCTTCGTATATAAACGCCTGACTGTCATAGTTATACTTAGAAGCTGAGTATTTAAACTTAGCTATATCTGAGGTGGTTTTTAAATCAATTAGCTTATGAGTACCTACAATATCTGCCTTACCTTTCCATTTAATTCCCTCAATAGTTTTAACCATTGGTACTTCAAACTTATTGGTTTCCTCGTATATTTGCTGATGTAAATCAAAGTTAGACTTCATAGCGTTTACAACTTTATCAAGCTGTAACACTTCAGGTGCTAATAAAAACATCTTACCATCATGCTCTGCTGAAAATTCTTTATATGCTTTTGAATTTCTACTAGCTAAATCAACAACTATAAAGCTATCTAACTTTTCAGGCTCTAACATAGCAGTATGAAAATACCTTCCCTCAAGCATCGCCTTTGTTTCTTTTTTTGGCTTATTAAACTCTTTAGGATTATTTAGTAATGAATAAATATCAGAATTAGAAAGCCATTTTTTTCCATATTCTCCGTAATACTTCTCATCATCTTTTAAATTCATGAGAATTTCTAGGTGTCTGCTAATATCCATATCATCTGAATCCATTTGTTTTTTAGTCATCATAGCTTAATCTTTTATAATATTAGCAATCTCCTTTTTTACTTTTGCAGTTATCTTGTATTTCTGCTCTAATGTTTTAACTATCTTAGGTAGTCCCATTGATTTGTTTGAAGCGATCCAGTCAAGAGTTTTTTTCATATCAACATCTCCTAAGTCAAGAACTACTGATATTGGTTTAGGTGGTGCTGGTGGTGTGGCTATGTCAACAAGATCCTCTCCTTTGAATATAGATATTCCCAGTCCATGCATAGCAATAGCTTTAGTAGTTGATCTCTGTATTGTGGTATTTACATCCATTGAGGTAACTTTATCAATAGGTATAGAACTGTTCCTGTAATCCATTACTGGAAGGTAGTCTATGTGTTCAATACCATTAACTGTAACTCCTACCTTGACAGAGGCTGTTTTTCCATCTGTAAAATAGTTTAATCCCGTATGCTCACTTTCATACACCTTTCTGTTTGCTTCAGGATAATTCTCCTTTATCAAAGCCCATGCGTTTGCCCATGACAAATAGTTAAACCTTCCTTTTTTTTCAGCCATTCCTTTTACGTTGATGGCTGACAACTTTTTAAAATAATTTTCCATTTTTGTTATTTAATTTGATTAGTTTTTTTGTATGGTAAGAATACTTATTCATAACAAACTCCCGTTTTGTTTTTAAATTCTTAATATACTTATCGTTCTTCCTCGTATTTACCTCCTCTTGCATATTTTTCTGTATCATGTCTAATTTTCTGACACAATTATTTACAGCCATCTTTAAACAACCAATAACCCATCCATAAGTAAAAAAGGTATTGTATTCATCTGTTGTTAATTCTTGAAAATAATCTCCGTTTTTTGAGCAATTTAATATCTCTGTCTTGCTAGGAAACTTTTGTATTTTAATACCAATATTGATCATGCTTACATTATTATTCCTTTCCATGTATAATGTATCGTCTTGTAAAGCCTGGCTATATATGTCCTCTATACTATACATTCTTTTTTTGTAACTCATTTACTATGTTTTTCCAGTCTTCATCTTTGTTTATGTATTCTTTTGCTTTCTTGTATCCATGTATAATAGTAGAATGTGTTACTGGATGTCCGTTCTCTTCCATAAATAATCTTATGTATGATAGTCTGATTGGGCGTTCTTTGGCTAAAAAATATAGCATTTGTCTTGCTTCAACACTATCTCTCCTCTTGGTTTTTGTAAACATTTCATCAAGAGTAAGATGGAATTGTTCTGCTATTGCAGATGCGTAGTTGTCAAATATTTCTCGTTTCATTATTTTTTCTTTTTATTTAATTTTTCTAACCTTTCTATCTCAAACTTGAGATGGTTAATTGATTTTTGCAAACATTCTATTGGAGATTCATGCTTCTCTGAACTACGCAAACAGTAGGTTACAACGTTACCAATATTCCATGTGCAATTAAAGTCTTCTACTACATATCTTGCTTGATAATACCCTTCTCTATATGTATCTCCTATATAATAATTTGGAACTTGGATCTCTTTACTCATACTTTCTGTAATCTTTTAATTTGTATCTACTCATGTCATTATAAACTTTAGCTACTTTATTTACATCTTTTTTTCTATAACTTGGAGTCATAGATATAATGTTATCTTGATATTCTTGCATTCCAGAATACTTAAAATAGTTATCCAAATCTATGGTATTTTGTTTAATTAAACTATTATTTTCGTTTAAATATTTAAGATCTTGTATTATTTGTCTTGTTTCTTTTTTCATTTGATTTAGGGTTAACACAAAAGGAGAGCAATAGTATTAACTGATTGTTGGCTTGTGCCTTTATGCTCTCCCATTATGCTATTAAAATAACTAAACATTTAATATTAAAGGATACTCTTATGTACCCATTAAGATTAGGGATTATTCCCAGCTATTTTAAGTTAAAAAAAAGGTAGGATACACGCCATGCAGTATTCCTTAAAAATTGATCTCGCCTAATTACCCTTATTTTCTGTAATTATCTATTATAATTTGTTTCAATATAGCTTCATTAAGTTTTTGAAGCCATTGTATGTATGATTTGTTGGGGTTTTCTTTCATCTTTTCATCTATCATCAACTGGTATACTTCTTTCATAATTTATATAATTTAGAATACTCACTATATATATATATTATCCAATCATTGTATAAAGGCTTTCCACTATAATACATTACTTTTCTTACTTTCATAATCCTAATCTTTTATCATCAGCATCAGCTTCTGCTCTTTCTCCCCTCATTAGATCATCATAGTCATACTCATTTTGTGTTTCGCATATATCCTCGCAATCTTTACATACTACTTGAGCATCTCCATAACTATCCTCTATATCCATATAGTCAGCACCACAACATTTACTAACTAGCATGATTAAATTGTATGTAGCATTCACTAGGTTTGTCAGTTTTTTCTTTGCTTTTTTTTGTATCAGATTTTTTCTTATCTATTACTTTTCTTACAATAGTAGAAGCAAACTGATCAATTTTGTTATGTTCTTTTTTTGTCATAATTATATATTTATTTATTTATCTAAAGTTAATAAACTATTTATATTCTTCATTACCAAGTAATTATACCTAGATACCATAGTAGAATACAGAGGATTAACCAGTAAACTCCATGTCGCATCTTTAAACAATTTCTCTTTAAGCCCTTCTAATTCTTCTAATTCTTTTTGATTTAATTTATTCATAATTTTAATTTAAGTTCAATATTAATACATTTAATTTACATTTCCTAATTATTCTGAGGTTATCAGTAAAACCTCGCCATCTTCTTCATGTCCACTACTACCTTTTTTATATTCCTGAATATCAGTTACCCAGTAATTTGTTGCATCGCATTCAAAATCATCTCTGTAAGTATTGATTTCTAAATCAGGATCGCATTGTTGTAGTTTTTCTATCAATTCTTTTACTTTCATATATTTCAATTTAATTAATCTATTAAGTTAATATCACACTTACGTTCTACATAATCATAATAATCTCCTATTTCAGAATGTACTTGCCCATCTTCTCCTAATCCTATACAAAACACATCATCAACACCATCTTGTCTGTCAATTTTATCCATCTCTCCAGATATTAACCAATCAACGATCTCTTTACACCAATCATCTGACTCGTACCATTTAGTATACTCAAATGTATAAAAGGTTTTGTCAGTAGAATTTCTATGTATTTTGAAATAATCTCCATCAGGCTTATCTACTGGAAATTTATGTTTTCTTAGTATGTCATCAAATTCTTTTGACAACTCTCCACTTTTTACTCCGATAATTACTTTGCTTCTATATCCCATTTTATTTAATTTTTTATTATTAATTTATTTGCTTTTGACATATATATAGCTTCTTTCCTATCTAATAAATAACCTTTATACATCAGTTTTGCTTCTTCTCTGATTTCTTTAATAGAAACCTTATCGTTCATTAATCTGAACATTAAATCTTCAATCCAATCTTCATGGCTATTTCCTAACCAATGCTTTACCTCTTCTTTTGTAGTCTTCATGATCCTAATAATGTTGTTGTTTGCTTTAATTTTACTTCTTCATACAAATCATATCCATAACTTTCTTTAAGTTCTCCAAGATTATGATTATACCTATCATAAAAAATAGCCTCTTCATCAAATTTGACTACTAGTACATCTCTATTAGGTAGAGTAATATGCCTATATTCTTTATCCATTTTATTTAGTTTTAGTTAATTCATTTAATCTCTCTGATAACTCTTTGTTATCTAAAATTGCTAATTCATATATGTTATTTCTTTGATTGCAATTTATCTTTTGTATTTCTTCTATTACTCTTTCTCTATCCATTTTATTTTATTTTAGTTAATTCATAATCTTTATATATTAATGTTGCCTCCTCGTTTTCTTCACACCAAGAATTATCATCATCTAACACAACATTTTTGTTTTTATCTTTTCTAATTATAGTTCCTACTATACTTTCTTGATCTATAACTTGTACTCTATCTCCAATTTCAAATAAGTTCATAATGTTGGTATTGTTTCGTAGTTCTCAATAGTAGTGAATAAAGCACCTCCATCATTACCTTCATCATCCATTGAAGAGTACATCCAAAATTGTTCTCCACTTGGCTTACTCATCAGTATACACAAAGGAGATTTGTACCATCCCATATCTTCTTTTTCTTCCTCTGACATATACTTTACTTTTAATATTTGACATCCTATTAAGTTATCCTTAGCTAGTTTTGTCCATTTATTTTCTATATCCATTTTATTTAATTTAAATGATATCATTTTATTTATTTTTATGATTAATGTTCAGGATTACCTATATAACTATATACTCCCATTATATTATTAGCCATTCTTTCTACCTCAGCATATCTTTCATTATAAAATTCTAATGATTGAGGTGTAAATCCTAGTTTATTTGTTTTAATATCCATATCAAAGGTTT